GTTTAATACGCAGTAATCCATTCCAACAGTCATTGTGATATTTACAGCGGTATTTTCAGTATCCCAGTTATAATCACCAAAGTTGGCATCTTTAATAAATGCGCCTTTTATAATCCACTCACTAACGATATCACCTACAGGTCCTAAAACTTCTATCGTTAAGTTCTTTTTGTAAAAATCTGAGTATCCATCACGACCAGTTACTGATTCATGGTGTAAACGTACCCATTCCATTACGGATTGAGCTCCAGATGGTGTGATTGGATCAAATAAAGTCATTTGAATATCACCCCAAGTTGTTTTACCTTTTACTTTTCTGTATACGTTGATATGATTTAATATTACTTCACCTTGTGATACAGTCACAGCGTTTACTCCTTTGATCATGAATGAAGGAATACCTTCACACTTCAGGATAAATCTATTAGCCTGTTTTGGTTCAAATGGAGTGAACATTATTTCATTAAAATCTAATATTGCCATGTTTTTCTATTTATTATAAATATTAATCTTTTAAATTTTATGCTGGGAAAGTAGCTCCAGTTGGTGTAATATTGAAATCTAAATAAATGAATTCAGCAGTTTTAGTTGGTTGCAAATAAATCTGACCTACCATTTGATTTCTATCTATTACATCTGGTGTATTATTACTATCATCCATTATTACTCTAAAAGCATATAAACCTTGTCTTTGTTGAACTGATTCTAAGTATGGATTTACTTGTGCTAAGAAATTAGTTCTTGTAGTTAAGGTGTTTTGTTCAAATACTAAGTTATTAGCTATTTGAGAAATGTAACTCTTAAGAGCAATTAATAAACGACGAACATTTACTCTATCCAAAGCACTTGCTTTAGTTTGCAATGTTTTCTGACCATAAACTACAACACCAGTTCCTGGGAATGTAGCGATTGGATTTACTTTACTACTATATAAAGTATCTCTGTCACCTTGAGGTAAACGTCTTTCAGCTCTAATTACTTGAGATAATCCACCTCTGTTTATACCCGCTGGTGCAAACCATGGTTCAGAAACACTATCATTATAAGCATATACTCCACCAATTACTGTTGAAGCAGGTACCCAAACATTAGCTCCAGTTCCAGGATCTTGAATTTGAACCCAAGGCCAGTATTCAGCAGCATATGATGTATTTCTAGCAGCAGCTTGACTTGTGACAGTTGATATACTTCCAGCTCCATAAGCTACAGGATCTAATACATAAATAGCGTCTCCACGATTTTGAGTATTAGTTATAATATTAGTTACTTGAGAAGGATATCCTGCGTCATATAAACCAGGAGTTAGTAATACATTATATTTGTAATCATCTTGATTAGCTAATAATGCAATCATATTACTATAACATCCGCCAGTTAAACCTTGAGTATCAGTTGCATCAATTGTGTTATATAATTTAGCTCCACCTTTAACATCTCCAGTTGCATTAGTAAATGAACCACTAGCATTTATAGGAATAGATGATGTATATTGGATTTTAGCTACACCATTATTATCAAAATAGTTAGGTGTGTTACTAGTAACACTACTTACTCTAACATAATTAGATCTATTAGGATAACTACCACTTAATTGTAAATACTTTGTTCCAGTTGATCCATCAGTAGCTAATGTATATTTTTGATCTCCAATTGTTTTAGCTATATAATTTGGAGAAAATGGATCTAAAGATAAATTAGTCCATGTCTCTAAAATGATTGGTTCTAAAGTATTATCATTACCTTGACGAATCAATAAATCAAAGGTTCCAGATGAACTATTACTATTAGCAATTTGCCATCTCACATTATCTGTTGAACCACTAATTAATGATCCGCTAGCATCTAATGAACTTGAACTGTTCATTATAATACCTTCAGATAATGTTTGTAATATGAATGCTGTTCCACCACTTCCATTAATACCACCTAATAAAGTAGCTTGATTTGAAAAAGATGCACCTGAACCAGTTTGGAAAATATATCCATTATAAGCTGAGCTTGAAACAGATCCAGATAATGTTAAAGTTTGAGCTACGTTTGCAGCGGTAATTCCTAATGTAGATACTGATGTTATTTTTGCTGCTAAATTTGTTATAGTTGCCGCTAAAGCTCCACTAGCAAAGAAATATAATTTACCATCTGTATCATCTTGGTAGTTACCAGAGGCTGTAGGTAAGAATCTATATGTATCACTATTAGCTACAATTCTAAATTCAATATTAATTGGGTCACTTAAAGCGGATAAATCTTTAGAAGCGGTAGCAAATGCTCCTGGAGTAACAGCTATGTTATTTGTAATATCTGTACTAGTAGCGGAAGTGTATGATCCAGTAACTACACGAGCTACTAGTAATGATGTTCCTCCATTAACAAAGTAATTGTAAGCAGCTATAGATGTAAAAAATGAATAATTTAGTCCTCCACTTGTAAATACATCTCCAAATGTGTTTTGAAATTGACTATAAGATGTTACTACAGTAGGTATTTCTACAGGACCCTTTACAGTTGGACCTATAATAGCTGCTCCAGCAGTTACAGGGCCTTGAGAGATAAATGATGAGTCATTTTCTCTTGCTAAAACGCCTGGTGATATTAAAGTTTCTGCCATGTTTTTAAATGTGTTTTATTTTTATTATAAATATTCTAGGTTTAGTCGAAATCACGAAACAGGAATAAATTCTCCTTTTTCTAGATCTATATTTCCATCCCCATATTTTTGTTGAAGTTGAATACCAATTTGCTCTTCTTCTTTAAGTTGATTTTGAAGTTGTTGTTTTAGTTTTTGTTTTTCTAATTCTAAAACTTGAATTCTATATTCTAATAAACCTAAAGAGCTAATTAAAGAATTTTGAATTGATTGAATGTTTTTTAAAGATTGAATTTCTTCTTGTGTTAAAACTTTTTTTTCCATTTTTATTTTTATTTTTATTTTTATGTTACTATATATACAGCATTCAAATCTGTACCTCCTGGTGATTTTCCTATATATAATCCTCCAACTGGAACTCCAGCTGCTAATGCTAAAGCATTATTACTATATACTTTTAATCCTGGGAGTACAATGTATGATGTTGTTGGTGTGGGAGCTGTTAAAGTACTAGACTGAGAATTTATTATTTCTATAATATTACTTCGGTTAGAATCACTTGTTCCTCCACCTATAGTTATATAACTATATCCTACCCATGAGTTTCCAATATTTAAACTTGAATTATATTGTCCAAATAATTGAGTATAACTTGAAGCAGTATTATATGCTTTTAATCCTAATCCTGATGCATATACTAAAGGTAAAGATTGGGTGACTGGAGAATTACGAGTATATACAGGTGGAATTACTGAATTATCTTTGCCTTTAACATAGCTACCTCTATCTCCAGTGAATGTATTATTATATCCTCCAACATGAGCTCCATATGTAGGTTCTATAGTAGTAATTGACCCTGCTAATTGAGTTCCAGATATATTATTCTGTAATCCTTCAACATGAGTACTTGATATACTTGATGAATTATTAATATAATGTCCTCCTCCTTCAAAATGTCCACTAATAACAATATTAGTAGTTACAGTATTTGCTATATACGAACCAGATCCACATAAATTATATGTACCATCAGATATAAGTGATCCTGATATTCTGTTACCATACCCTTGCATATGAAAATTAATTCCACTGTTTGGACTTAATCTAGTGTTAAACATTCCTTCAATATGTCCATATTGTTGATTTCCAGCTAAATTAGAATTATTTGCTCCTTCAATATGGTTATAACCAAATCCAATACTTCCATTTCCAACATTTGATCTCCCTTCAATATGTCCATATGTAGCTGGGCCACTGTTGTTTTCTCCCTCAACATGAGCGTACTGGTTAATAGTGAGAGCAGTATTATTATATCCTTCAACATGAGAATATGGTGCTGAAACTGTAGATCCTGATCCTTCAACATGGCCACCAAAATTAGTAGCTGAAGAAACTATGTTGCCTTTACCTTCAGCATGAGAAAATGGTGGTATTGCTCTTGATCCAGATCCTTCCGCGTGAGAAGCAGTGATGTTATTTCCAGATGTATTAAATGAAGAAAAACTTGAACTTCCTCCTTGTCCTAATCCATAATCCATATGTAATGAATTAGTAACAAATTGTATAGAAGAAGTAGCTATAAAAGATCTAGATACTATTAATGTACCTATTGAACTTGAATCTGATGTAAATATAGCCATATTTTTATGTTACTCTTATTTTCATTACACTTTCACTTCTATATAAACCATATAATGGGACTCCAGCTGTTTGTGCAGCAGCGTCAGTTGCATAATTACCTACAGTAGGTAACACTGGGACTCCTCCACCACTCGAACCTGTGATAACACACTCAAGAACATTATTTCTAACTCCACTACTTTGACCTCCACCAACCATAAAAACTATATTTTGGTTTGATGAAGCACTATTAAATTGTCCTATAACTACTTGATAATCTCCACTAGCTATAGTACCATTTCCTGATGCGAATGATGCTGAGCCTATTGCAATGGTGTCTTTTCCTTCAGTATGTGAATACGAACCACTAGCTATTGTAGCAAAACCACCAGCATGTGAATATGAACCAGAGGCTATAGATTGATATCCTTCAGCGTGAGATCCTGTTCCAAATGCTATTGTTTCTCTTCCTTCAGCATGAGACCAAGGACCTCTAGTTATTGTGGTTTTACCTTCAGCATGTGAATATGAACCAGAAGCTATCGAGCCGTCTCCTTCAGCATGAGATCCTGACCCGAATGCTATAGCGCTTCCTTCAGCGTGTGAAGCATATCCTAATGCTTTAGAGGTATTTCCTTCAGCATGAGAATAATCTCCACTAGCAGTAGTACGAAATCCTTCAGCATGTGATGCTGTACCACTAGTTACAGTTTGAAATCCTTCAGCATGTGAATATAAACCGAGTGCTCTTGTTTCTCTTCCTTCAGCATGAGATGAATCTCCACTAGCGGTAGTGAGAAGACCTTCAGCATGTGATGCTATACCACTAGCTAAAGTTTGAGACCCTTCACTATGAGCATAATTTCCACTGGATGTAGTGCGAAATCCTTCAGCATGTCCGTCTATTCCAGTAACAGAATTAGTTATTCCTTGTATTAAAGAACCTGTTATAACAACCGGGGCTATAATATAAACTGAACCAGATAAAGTAGCTGATGATGTAGTTCGTAAATGTATTATACTTCCTGAGTCTGTAAAAAATTGAGCCATATTATTTTATTAAGAATTATTTGCTGGTGCTGCTATCCAACTAGCACTTGTTGTTAATGCCACTATACTATTTGAATTAATTGTAAATCCAGATGTTGTTTTATTATCTATAGTCCATGATCTAGCATCTCCTCCTATAACTGAGACACCATAATTTGTATCAGCCATAGCTGTTCCAAATGTAATAGCTGATGCTGATGGTGTTCCTGAAAACGCTGATGGAGCTACTGATCCAGCTTTTATTTGGTTAGTTCCTGTTCCACCTCCACCACCATAAGAACCAGTGACAAATAATTGTCCACTACTACTTAATATAACAGTATAATTTGTACTATTAGCGGCGGCCTGGGATGAGCCAGACCAATATAGTGAACTACTAAATGTCACTTCACTACCACTAATTAAAAGTGATGATGTTATATCTTGACGTGATGCTGAGTATAATCTTACAAATGGAAGAGGTATTTGTAATTGAAATGGATACCAAGAACCAGATCCTGGTATTGGTAATCCTGAATCAAAAATCCATGATAGACCATCATTACTAGGTATACTATCACCAGCTACTACCCATACTGTACCTTCTTGAATAGAGGCAGTAATAGTTCCTGATGAAGATAACGCTAATGAAGCTGATGTTCCTACTATTACTTCTGCTATACTTGTAGGTATCCCAGCTACAGAGCCAGATAAAAATAAAAGAGTTTCATCTAATTGTTCCCAAGATAATTCAGCATCTATAGGAGCATTTATGTCTCCTGCTGGATCATAATATTGTCTTGTATTAAAGTTGTAAGGTCCTGGTAATGGATTTCCCATAAATTATTTTTTATTATAAATATTATATATTTGGGTTATTTTTTAAATCATTTATATTAACAACTGTTTCACTTGTAATTACTAATTTATTTCTATCTGAAAATTTACCTATAAATGTAGTTGCTTTTTGAGTGACATCTGGTACAATATAACCAAAAAGTTTAATTGTAAAAGCACTTCTCACAGATCTTTCATTATTATCAGATAATTCTGTAGTAATAGGGAATGAATCAATATGCGCTCTAAATTTAAAACGTTCTGGGTCACCCCAATAAGCATCTGAGGCATATTGTACTGCTTCAATAATTTGATTTAGTTGGTCATTATAGTAAGTAAATATAACACAATCGTATGTTATAGTTAAATAATCAGGTACTACAGAGGCATAATATGTTTTTTCAGGTTTAATATTATTTAATATATTAAATTTACTATAAGCATTTTGTTTACTATAAGATTGTCCTGTAATAGCTATATTATGTGGATTATTAGCATCTAATTTATTAGTAAGATTTCTATTTTTTTCAATATTATTCTTTTTAAAGATAATAAGTGGAGCCATTATTTTACCTTGCAAGTCTCTATAATATCCATCTTTTTGGAATGATTTCCATTTTTCTGGTGAACCATAGATAATGGGTACATCTATTCTTTCTCCATTTTGTGAAACAGAGGGCTTAATAACATTTTGAAAATAATACATTATTGCCCAGTCTAGATCTTCTAAATCAATAGATAAAGGTTTTACTGTATCATCTTTAAATGAAAATTGTTCCCCTCTATTAGGTTTACCAACATTATTAGGATTACCTGTGGGAGAAAACCCAGGTGAACCAACTGGTGGCTCATAAGGTGTCTGTAAAGACTCACTTATTTCTTTTTGTGTTTTTGGGATTGGTTTTCTTTCTTTAGCCATTATAATCTTTGTTTAATGATATTTACTCTATCTGCTGGTATATAATGTGTATCACAAACTACACTAACATTATATCCAAAATTGGCTAAACCTGGGTTTAAAGGGTTAGCTTCATATGGGTAGTCAGGATCTTTACCAGCAAAGAATTGTCTAATATTTGTGTTGTCTATTTCAAAATATGATTCTTGATATAAGATAATATCTCCAACTTCAGGATGAACATTAGCATCTACTAAATCATCTCTTAAAAATGCTATTTTAATAGACCAAGCGAAATCTACTCCTAATTCACTTGTAGGAGATGTGTTATCACCTACTACTATTAATGAATTTAAAAGTACAGGTCCATCAAAAAATTTACCACCTGATGCTTCTCCATACATGTTTACTTTAGTTTTATCTAAAATATATTTATAAAGAGCAACTTGTTGAGTAATAACATCACCTAACAACTCACGATTGATTTTTCTAAACATTGATATGTCTCTTGCTGAACCAAATATTGCCATTATCCTATATAAATTGTCATTGGTACATTATTAATTTCTTGTTTTCTAAAATCACTTTCTTGAGCACGTCTTTCTAATTGAGATCTTTTAGACATATCATCAAGATAAGCTCTTAATCTTTCAATTAAAGCTTGTTTTTCAGCTGTCGCTGCTGATAATAGATCAGCTTGATTTAAAGTCATATTTTGATCAGGGATAGGAACTGTTGAGTATTTTCCTCTAACATATCCTAACATTTCTTTACATAATGCTAAACAATATTCAAATATCCATTGACGACCAATAGAATTAATTAAAGAATATGTAGGATTAGTGTAAGGAGCATTAGAAGGATTTGTCACTAAATAATCAGGGTTATTCGGGTCTCCCCCAGGTTGTGCTATACTATTATTTACTCTATCTTGTACTTTAATATATTCAAACCATAAAAATCCCTCTCTAACATCACTATCTGATGGTATTGGAAATATGTTAATTTTATTATTAATAATATTAAATGTATAAGCAGATAAACGGATTGTATTACTTAACTCTATACCCTGGATTACTCCAGCATCATATGCTACAGGCATCATTAAATATCCACCTCCATATCCACCACCATACATTCCTCCATATAATCCAGCTGCTGGTACTCCTCCTAATCCGGCAAATCCTCCAAATGGAGCATACATTTGATTTACCGCTGGTATATTTTGATAGAATACATTTTTAATTTCTATTCCTCCTGATATACTTTGGCTTATAGCCCACTCTGCTAAGTCATATTCTTGAACTCCAGGTGATAAAGCTAAAGCTCCACTATAATAAGTTACATTTCCTCCTACACCTGCTTCTTCACCATATTGTTGAGACAATCGTACTATAGTTGCCATATTAGGTGTTATAAGCGCGTTATTTACACTTGTACTGGCGGGTGCGCCCTCTAACGTTAACATGTTATCTCTCACTTGATACGCGTAAAGCTCATTACCATATGTGGTGATTGCTTCTTCAAAAGCAGCATAAAAGTTTAAATCTTGTAATTCAACTTCCATAATAGGATACCCTAAACGTCGAGCACAAAATGTAACTACTTTATCAGCATCAGTTTGAAATTGATAATCATAGTCATAAAATCCAAATGGAGTCATTCCAGGGATAAATGAACTAGAGCCAGGATATATAGGAATATTCATATGTTATATTTTAATATAAATATTAACTAGCTTAATGAAGCTGATCTCCAAGTAGTACCATTATATATATATAAAGTATTAGTACTAGGATTTAAATACATTGATCCAGTTGTCACATTTGTTGGACTAGATGTAAAATTAGGTAATGCTATTGTATTATAGAATTTATTACCACTTTTAACTTCAGTGTTTATGCCTTCATCACATATCACAGTATTATTTACTCCAGGATTATATGTAGTAGTTATATATTGTCCTGGGGAGGTTGGGGTTACTGTTCCTTGTGTTTCAGGATTAAATACTAAACTAAGATCTCTAGGTGCACCACTAGTATTCCTAACTAAAATATCATAATTTAAAGTTGGTCCATCACTATTCATACATCTAGGAGACATTATTATAGAACCAGAATTAGTACTGGCAATAGTGAAATGGCTAGTATCTTTGTATGCTTGACCATTTCCTCCAGGATCTTTAGAATATGGATTATTAAGTACAATATTTTTACCTCCTGTTAAAACATAACTAGATCCAGATATAAATGATTTAAAATCATTAGTCCAATCATCTATTAAATATCCTCCAAAAGTAATACCTAAATCACTATTAGGTAATGCTCCTGATAGTTTATTCATTTCTGCTCCACAACCAATAAGAGATATATTAAATGCACTTCTTATCCAATATCCTGCTCCAAAATTTTCAGCCGCACAATTTTCTAATGTTGAATAAGAGGTATTATGAATACAAAATCCAGCTAACTTACCTGAACTAGCATAACAATTTTCAAATTTAGTTGATGTAGATCCTTCAGTTGTGAAGAAACCATGTCCTCCAGCGTTTGATATTCTACAGTCTTTAACATTACTCATTATACTTCCTACAAAATATATACCATGGTCACGAGTTCCATCAATAAATAAATTTGAAAGAAGTATATTATTAATAGTATTTCCAGCTTGTGATACTCCTGGGTTTGGTTCTAAAAAACAAACACCACCTGCTCCTGTTGTTAAATTATAATTAGAAGATTGAACACCTACTAAATCTAAATCTTGAATAGTTATACCATTAGAACCAGTTCCAAATATATGATATCCAGAACCTGTATTAGCCATTGTAACACGTGTTGGAGAAAGTTGAGTATCAGATTTTGGTGATCTACCTAATCCTTTAATTATTACTCCACTAGTATTAGATATAGTAAAGGCATGAGAACTAGTTGTATAAGTTGTAAAATTAACATTAATATCACTATTACCTAATAATATAGTTATAGGTTTATTAATAGTAATGGAACTAGAAATAGTTTGAGACCCAGTATAATAGGTGCAATCTATAATAGAACCAGTATTTAAAGTATTAATAGCAGTTTGTAATTTACTACCAAAATTAGTTCCATCTTCAAATTCTTGTAATAATCTAATATTATTACCTGCGTTTAGACCGTTTGTGACATTTAAAGTTCCAGATATAATTAATGATCCAGTTATTTGGACATTTGATCCTGAGGCATATAATAAGTTTTTTCTAGTGACATTAGTACCATTACCTATTATAAACGCACTTGAATTTAATGATGCAAGGTTATATGATCCTATAACAGCTTGATATGATCCTGAAGCCACAGTATATAATCCTCCGGCATGTGAGTAGTTAGCAGAAGCTACAGTACCAGCTCCTTCAGCGTGAGATGCTACACCAGATGCTGTTGTAAATGATCCTTCAGCATGTGAATATAAACCTGAGGCTAATGTTGAGATACCTTCAGCATGAGATGCTATACCAGAAGCTACTGAGGATGAACCCTCAGCATGTGAATAATTAGCATTAGCTCGTGTTGAAAGTCCTTGAGCATGTGAATAAGCTCCTAAAGACTGTATTGATGCTCCTTGAGAAAAAGATCCAATTCCTGTAGCATATGGATTTGCTCCAATACCAAATGATCCTCTTGGTACTGAACTAGATACATTTTGAACAAAAATCATACCTTTAGTAGCAGGATTTTCTCCTACTCCATCTTCTCCAGAGGTTTTAATAGAAGCTATAATTCTTGAACTACTAATAAAGTTAACTGAAGCTAATCCTATGTTTAAATCTGTAAAAGGAGATGCTTCAGATCCTAATGATACATTAGTGTCAGGAGCAGGCAGCATATTAGTTGTGATTTGTATACCTTCACTTCCAGCACTAAAACTAGAAGAAGTTATATTACCAGTTGAGCCTGATAAAAATATAATAGATCCATTACTAACATATACGTGTCTCCAAGCAGCTGTTTCAGATCCTAAATCATAACTAGATGTAACATTCACATTTGGGTTAGTATTAGGAATAATATTTCCTGAGACAAATACTGAGCCTGTTATTACTAATGCTTCTGATCCAGATATAGTTAGTGACCCAGTTATAGAATGTGATCCGGTAAAGTAACGAATATTGTTATCTATTTCATCTATATTTAAAGGACGATTTAAATCGTTTCTGTATGTTAATCCCATGTGTTTTTAGTAATAAATATTAAAAGAAAACAAAAGACCCCTAATTAGGAGTCTTTAATTAATAGTTATAATATTTTAAATTAATCTAATGTTTGAATTCCTATTTCAATTTCATATGAGCCTGATGTTAAAGCACTATCACTTAATGTTGGATTAGCTGAGAAATAATTTGAATATATTTGTGTGTAAACAGCATTTCGGTTAGTAGCTACATTATACATAAAAATAGATGAAGATATAGAAGAAGAAGTAGGGAATTGAGTTATTTTAAAAGCAATACTTCCTGTGTAACTTCCTGAAGCTCCAGTGAATGAACCTGAAGATACAAATATATATGAACCTGATGATGTTCTATCAAATGATCCAGTTATAGTATTTGTTGGAGTACCACGATCACTAGCTGTTATTGGAACAATACGACTAGCTGATTGGTAAATTGAAGCTGAATATAATGTTATAAATGCCATTGTTTTATTTTATTTAAATATTTTTATTTAAGATGTAAAAGTATATTGTGGTATAACTTTAAGGTTAGGTAAAGCATAATCACTACTATAATTAAATAGATTTAATCCAAAACATTTAATCCAATACACATTAGCTAATGTACCATCATCTGTTGTAAATGAATTAAGTTGAGTAATACCTAAATTTGTTAAACCAAATCCCATAAGAGTAGCTGATGATGGTGGTGTGTAGTTTATTTCAAAAGTTAAAGTTCCAGGCTCACCAGGATTATCAGCTAAAATAGATCCACTAACTCCTGATCCTGGGGTAAAAGTTCCAGGAACTACAATTTTTGTAACATTTAAAAATCCTCCTCCTCCTGAAAAACCTGATGTATCAATATTACCATTTCCTGGATTAGCGTTTAACCATGGTATGAAAAAATTAGTTGCCCAGTTGGCATATCCAGTATCAGTACTGTAGTCAAACCATACATCTTGGTTTAAATCATTAGCATCTCGTATCTGTCTTAAAGCACCAAATGTTGAACTAAAATCGATATTATTTTTCCATTCTGTACTTCCAGTTATGTTAGTTATAATTTTTATATTTGTTAATGAACCTCCATTATCTGGAACATTATATGATCCTACTCCTGCAGAACCAGGTTGACTAAATAATCCATATTGATTATAATTGTAAAAAGAAGAAGGTGTAGATGCTACTGTTCCACTTCCTGAGGCTTGTACTTGCTGGTTTATAAAAGTCCAAACATGTCTACCACCTAAACCTACCCAGCGACTTAATGATCCTGATATGACATTTGAAGTTATAGTAGTACTGTTTGAAGTCTGAGCTATTACTGACCAACCTCCTGGTAATGGGTTTTCATAGCAGTTAAGTACATATGATATTCCATTAGATGGAATAGAAATATATCCATTGATATTACCATTAATATCTCCACCTATATTACTAGGAAATACTTTTATATCTACACCACTTTTATTAATTATAGTAACACTTTTTCCTGTTGTAGGTTGAGGAAGAATAGCACAATAGCTAGCAGATGTACCAGTTGTTATAAGATTAATACCATATTCTAATTCAGCTGTTGTGTTACTAAATCCATCTAGTGATGCTGTTCCGTTAGGAACTATATTATATACGTTTTGTTTAACACTAGAGCCGGTTTCAAAGAATGATAAATCCCCAGATATGGATAGTGAGCTTGAAAGTATTGAAGTTGAAGGCATATTTTTATTTTTTATTAAACTAATCTAATTTGTATGAAACTTCCATTTCTATATAATCCACCAACAGGAATACCTGCTGCTGCTGCTTCAGAATCTCCAGAATAGCTATTTAATACTAGAGATGGAAACACCATTGTTCCACTTCCTGAACCTACATTTCCTGAAATTGAAAGTGAACCTGAAATTGAAAGTGAACCTGTTATTTGGACATCTGATCCTGAAGCGTATAATAAATTTCTTCTATTATTAGCTGCTGTTCCATTACCAATTATAAATGCTGATGCTGCACTACTTGTTATATTGTATTGGCCTATAGTTAATTGGTAATTTCCTCTTGCTATTGTACCTAATCCTTCAGCATGTGAGTAACTACCTGAGGTAAGAGTGTCTTGACCTTCAGCGTGTGAACTATATCCAAATGCTGTTGTTCTTTCTCCTTCTGCGTGTGAATATGTTCCTAAAGATATAGTACCATTACCTTGAGCATGTGAGTAGCTACCTGATGATATTACAGTGTATCCTTGAGAAAAAGAACCAGTTCCTGAAGCTGTTGGGTTAAATCCTACTCCAAATGATCCTCTACTAATAGAGCCAGATACATTTTGAATAAAAATCATACCTTTAGTAGCAGGATTTCCTATTACTCCTGTTTCTCCAACAGTTTTGATAGAAGCTATTATTCTAGCACTTGATCCAGAACCTGAGATAAAGTTAACTGAAGCTAACCCTACATTTATATCTGTAAATGGGGCTTCAGTTGTTCCTAATGACACATTAGTATCGGCTGCTGGGACAATATTAGTACTTGTTTCTAATCCATTTGCTGAGATACTGAGGCTAGATGAAGTGATATTTCCTGTAGATCCAGATAGAAATATTATAGATCCATTACTAACATAGATATGTCTCCATGCTGCTGTTTCAGACCCTAAATCATAACTTGAAGTTACATTTACATCTGGGTTAGTATTAGGAATAATGCTTCCGGAAATAAGTACTGAACCTGTTAATATTAAAGAGTTTGAACCTGATATAGTTAATGATCCGGTTATTGAATGTGAGCCAGTGAAATAACGGATATTACCATCTATTTCGTCTATGTTTAAAGGGCGATCTAAGTCACTTCTATATGTTAATCCCATGTGTGTATTTTGTTTATAAATATGTTATTATTAAGCAGAAGCTACAAAATATTCAATTTGAATGCTAGCACTCACTGCTTTTGCTTTTATTGTATCAAAGTAAACAAAACTAGAGTAATATGTTGGATCCCATACTCCTTCTATAACATAATCAGCATCATTATTAGCATTAAATTCAACATCACCAAACATTAATGATTTACCTGCTTCTAATTTAAATATAACACTTTCTTCATTTGTGTCTACTAAATAAATTAATCCATAATTGGCAGTATCTAAGTTAGTTATTCTTAGATATTTTACATCTGACTTTACAAATGAACCAGCTACTTGTTCTTCTTCTGAGTTAACAAATTTTAAAATTTCAATACCTGACCCACTAAAAGTAGTAGTGATTGTGTCTATTCTTCTTAGGGTTTGATTAACATCAGATATAGTTTTGGTATTAGATAATTGTTCTTTATTACCATTAGGTAGAGTAATACTTTCTTGTATTGTTACTTGTAAATTTGCCATACTTAGTGTTTAACTATAAATATCTAATCTCTGTACTCTGAGTAAAGATTAAGTATTGGTTCTACAATTTCGTGACGATGGTTAGTCTTAAGAGTAATTACTTTAACTCCCCTAATTTCCGCCTCTAATCGAGTGAAAAATCCAATTCCAGAATCTTTCTTTTGTTTTAAATCAGTTTGAGTAATATCTCCACAAAATATCATTTTACCACCTTTACCTAAACGACCTAAGATCATTTCAGTTTGACCATGAGTAATATTTTGACATTCATCTACAATCACTACAGCATCAGGAAACGTTCTTCCTCTCATGAATGCAAATGGTATAATTTCAATTTGTCCATCAGATACCATTTTTTCTATTTTAGTCTTATCATATAACATATGTAAGTTAGCATAAATAGGAGCTAACCATGGATCCATTTTTTCTTTTAAATCACCTGGAAGGAATCCAATATCTTCTTTGGCAACCGTAGGTCTTGTAATTATAATCTTTTCAATTTCGCGTTTAAAAAACATATCTAACGCTGCTTGGCAAGCAACTAAAGTTTTACCAGAACCAGCCTGACCTTTAATCAATACAACTGGGTTATCAAACATTAATGCCTTGGCATTTCGTTGTTCTTCATTAAGTTCAATTTTAAACTTAATCGGGTTCTTTGGTTTTCTTTTATCAAAGTTAGATAACTTAGTAGCTTGTTCCATAACTATTACCTTTTGTATAAATATAAAGACATAAAAAAAGGGAAACCGAAGCTTCCCTTTTAATATACAATCTCAGTTAAAGATTATACACGGTCTAAACCATGTACATATACTTTACC